CTTGGATACAATCACTTCTGGAAATTCTGGAATGAAGCGGAAAAGGGTGTCAATGGTTTCGTTCCAATGTTTATTCCATATTCCGAAATTCCTGGTAGAGATGACGCATGGGCAGAAGAGCAACTTAAGATGCTTGGAGAACTCAAGTTCAACCAAGAAGTTTTATGTAATTTTCTTGGATCCAGTAATACTCTGGTTAATGCCCAGACGCTAGGAGCAATGAGTTCTATAGATCCCATCTATTTAAAGGATGGTTTGGAAATATTTGAAGATCCGATCCTAGATCATACTTATGTTATGAGCGTTGATACAGCAAGAGGTGTTGGTGGAGATTATTCTGCATTCACAATTGTTGATGCGACTAATGTCCCATATAAATTGGTTGCTAAATATCGCAATAACAAGATCGCTCCAATGCTATATCCCAACGTTATAAATAAGGTTGCACGCGACTTTAATGATGCGCATGTTATGATTGAAATTAATGATATTGGGCAACAAGTCGCAGACATCTTACACTCAGAATTAGAATATGATAATATTTTAACAGTAGCGAAAGATACAAACAAACAATACTTGTCTCCGGGGTTTGGTAAATCAACCTCAATGGGTGTTCGAATGACTAAGCAAGTCAAGCGACAAGGATGTTTTACTTTAAAGTCATTGATGGAAGAAAAGAAATTACTTGTTTTTGATGCCGATACTATTTCCGAATTTTCAACATTCATTGAAAAACAAGGAAGTTGGATGGCAGATGAAGGTTACCATGATGACCTCGTGATGTGTTTAGTTATGTTTGCTTGGGTTACGAGTAATACGTATTTCAGAGATCTTACTGATATTGATATCAGAAGAAAATTATATGACTCGCAAATGAGACAAATCGAAGAAGAGCTTACACCATTCGGTATTTTAAGTTCTGGTCTCGAAGAAGAAGAATTTGTTGAAAGTGGTGATTTGTGGACAGTTGATCGGAACTCCGAAAAGCGTGGGTGGTTACTATAAATTGAATGATTTATAAATAAAACTATAAAATCGAATGATTAACGTCAGTTTTTAATACAAGGAGAAGAATATGGCTTTTCAATTATCGCCAGGAGTCCTAGTTACTGAGAGAGACCTGACCAATGTTGTGCCCGCAGTTTCAAGTTCTGCTGGTGGATTCGTTGGGTATTTTCTTTGGGGACCTGTTAATGAAATACAAACAGTTTCATCAGAAAACGAACTCGTAAGAGAGTTTGGTAAACCAACAAGCACGACAACAGTATCATTTTATACTGCTGCAAACTTCCTCGGTTACGGAAACAATCTACAATTAGTTCGCGCAGTTGGTTCTGCAGCAAGAAATGCTGTTGCATCCGGAAGTGCGATTCTTATTAATAATCAAGATATCTATGATGCATCTTTCGCTAATGGCGAAGCTGCAGTTGGTCCAGTTGCTGCAAAGTATGCAGGAGCAACGGGTAACTCTCTAAAGGTAGGCATCTGCGATGCTGCAAACTTTGCTGGTTGGACATATGCGGCACAATTCGATGCTGCTCCTGGCACGTCAACATATGCAACATCAAAAAATACTTCGGGTGACGAAGTTCACGTTATTGTTATTGATGAAGACGGTGAATTCAGCGGAACAGCAGGAACTGTGTTAGAGAAGTTCGCATTCCTATCTGTTGCTTCCGACGCTAAGTCGAGCGATGGTGGTTCTATCTACTACAAGAATGTATTAAACGCACAATCTAAGTATGTTTGGTGGATGGATCATCCAACACAAGCAGTAGACGAAGATCTAGCATGGGGTGCTGTTGCATCATCTGGAGTATACCATACTCTTACTGCTGAAGTTGATGTTTCACTAACTGGCGGGATTGACACTGCTCCTGCTACTGGAGATATTCAAACAGGTTACGATCTGTTTGCAAACAAGGAACTGATTGATGTTTCCCTACTTCTTACCGGTAACCATGGTGTTGAAACAGTTCAACATGTTATCGATAATGTTGTTCTCGATCGTCTTGATTGTGTTGTATTCCTTTCACCACCACTTGCTGCAGTACAGAATAATGCTGGTGATGAAGCAAACGATATTGTAACATACAGAAATACAACTCTGGATCGTTCGACTTCATATGCTGTTATGGATTCAGGTTGGAAAGTACAATACGATAAATATAATGACGTGTATGTAAACATTCCTTTAAATGCTGATACTGCAGGTCTTTGTGCTCGTACCGATCAAACAAATGATGCTTGGTGGTCACCTGCTGGGTTGAATCGCGGTGGAATCAAGAACTCCGTAAAGTTGCTGTTCTCGCCGAATCAAACAGATCGTGACACTCTTTACAAGAATGGCATCAATCCAGTTGTTTCATTCCCAGGACAGGGTGTTGTGCTTTATGGCGATAAAACACTTATAGCAAAACCATCGGCATTCGATCGTATTAACGTGCGTCGTCTGTTTATTGTTCTTGAGAAAGCAATTTCGACTGCTGCTAAATTCCAACTGTTCGAGTTCAACGATGTATTCACTCGTGCGCAGTTTCGTTCGCTAGTCGAACCATTCCTGCGTGATGTTCGTGGTCGTCGTGGCATTTATGACTTCCGTGTTGTATGTGATGAAACAAACAACACTGGAGAAGTAATTGATCGTAACGAGTTTGTTGCAGACATCTACATCAAACCTGCTAAGTCGATCAACTTCATCTATCTTAACTTCGTCGCAACTCGTACCTCGGTATCGTTCGAAGAAGTTGGTGCATAATAACCCGAATAAATAGAATTATAGGAGAAATCTAATATGGATATTTCAAAATTTAAAGGGTTACTAGGTGCTGGTGGTGCTCGTCCAAACCAATTCCGCGTACTTCTCAACTTCCCAGGATATGTAACTACAGTTCCTGATAGAGAATATGCGCTGTTGGTTACTGGCGCTGCTCTTCCTGCATCAACAGTAAACCCAACTCTTGTCCAGTATCGCGGTCGTGAAGTCAAACTCGCTGGTGAGCGTATCTTCGATCCGTGGACAATCACTATCATCAATGACACTGAAATGTCACTTCGTAAACCATTTGAACAATGGATGAACGGAATGAACGATCTGGAATTGAATACAGGCGTTCTTACTCCAACAGATTATCAAGCGGATATTCTGGTACAACATCTGGATCGTAATGATGAGATTCTGATGGAATACACTCTGTATAACTCTTTCCCGATTAACATGTCAGAAATTGGTTTACAATATGGTCAGAATGATGTGATCGAAGAGTTCACAGTAACCTTCAACTACTCGCATTACCTGACTGATACACTCTAAGAGTAACATAATATAATGGAAATTTTTGGTTATAAGATTAGCAGATCTGCGGAGCCGCCAACGGAAAAATCGTTCGTGGCTCCTACAGACGATGGTGGCACTGATACAATTAGAGCAGGTGGATACTACGGAACCTATCTAGACTTAGATGGGACTGCAAACACAGAAGCAGAACTAATAAAGCGTTATCGAGATATTGCTGCAATGGCAGATGTCGATGGTGCTATTGACGATATTGTTAATGATTCTATTGCAAATCTTGATGACGAAGATCCAATCAAACTTGATTTGGATAATGTCGAACTATCTGCTGGTATCAAGAAAGATATCGAAAAAGAATTTGAAGAGATCCTACGAATCCTTGACTTTAGGTTAAGAGCACAGGATTACTTTCGTCGCTGGTATATTGATGGTAGATTGTTTTTTCATAAAGTTATTGATACAGCACAACCCAAACAGGGTCTAACTGATGTTCGCTACATTGATCCAAGAAAAATCAAAAAAGTTCGCGAAATTATCAAAGAAAAAGATCAAAAAAGTGGCGTAGATTTCATCAAGAGAATTGATGAATACTTCTTATATAATGAGAGGGGTGTAGTAACACAGAAATCCACCAATGTAAATGATTATTCTAGCACTTCAAACATGCTAAAAATTACTAAGGATGCTATATGCCATGTTCCATCTGGTCTAGTTGATCAAGATAAGAACGTTGGTTTATCGTATCTTCATAAGACAATTCGTCCAGCAAACCAACTCCGTATGATGGAAAACGCACTAGTGATCTATCGTATCACTCGTGCTCCTGAGCGGCGAGTTTTTTATGTTGACGTCGGTAACTTGCCAAAGATTAAAGCAGAACAATACCTCAAGGGTATTATGAACCAGTATCGTAACAAAATCGTTTACGATTCAAACACTGGCGAAATCCGCGATGATAAAAAGTTTATGTCAATGCTTGAAGACTTCTGGTTGCCTCGTCGTGAAGGCGGTCGTGGCACTCAGATTGAAACATTACCCGGAGGAGAAAACCTTGGGCAAATCCAAGACGTCGAATTCTTCCAACGTAAATTATATCAATCATTGAATGTTCCGATCTCAAGAATGCAACAACAGTCCGGATTAAACTTCGGGCGTGCTGCCGAGATTAACCGCGACGAATGGAAATTCACCAAGTTTATTTCTAAACTTCGTCGTCGTTTCTCTTTAATTTTTGATGATCTACTGAAAACACAATTAATTCTCAAAGGTATTATTACTGAGGATGATTGGGAAAAAATAAAAGATAATATTCGGTATAAATATGCAACAGATGCATTTTA